GAAGATGCTTTCTTTCTATCCACGCCTAAGGGTAGCAACTACTTCAAAACCTTACATGCCATGGCCGCTATGGATCCCGATTGGATGGCATGGCAGATGCCAACCACGGCTAACCCTTGGATTGACCCACTGGAGGTAGACAAAGCTGGGGAGTCACTGCCATCGATAGCATTTCGCCAAGAATACCTAGCCGAGTTCGTCGATGCCGCTGGAGCAAGAATCAAGCGGGAGTGGTTGCGCTTTGGGGATGTCCCTGAAGGTTTGCCGGTATACCTTGGCGTTGACCTTGCGATATCTACCAAGGCGGAGGCAGACTACACCGCCGTGGTTGCTTTGAGCCGTGGTGAGGATGGCACGATCTACGTGCTCGATGTCAACCGTACCCGTGCTGACTTTGCCAGCGTCCTGCGCTTCATCGAGGCGATGGCAGATAAGTGGAAGCCGGTGATGATTGGCATCGAGCAGGTGCAGTATCAAGCCGCTGTTGTGCAAGAGCTTATGAGGCGCACTAAGTTACCGATACGGGGGATACGTCCAGACCGTGACAAAGTGACCCGCTTTGGGCCTTTAGAAGCCCGGTACGAGCAAGGGCAGGTCATACACGTTGAAGGGTTGCCACCTTACTGGCAGGATGAACTGCTATCCTTCCCAGTTGGTCGGCATGATGACGTGGTAGACGCGATGGCTTACGCTTGGCAGGTGATCGGACAGCGTAAGGGTTGGGGTGCGGTTTAGGTTCTCTGTGGGATACTAGGCGCATGGGTATCTTTGACCGCTTCCTCGGCAGAAAAGCCGCAGCCAACCCGACACAGGCACTACCGCTGCCATTGTCCCAGTCACGGGACATCTACCTAACCGGCTACGGCTCAGGTCAGCTGCAAACCTTGCTACGCCGTGCGCTTCCTGGAAGCACAAAAGACTGGTCACGCATAGCCGGTGACCTTGGGCTAAACGGCATCGTGGCAAGCGCCATCGACTGGTACGTGCGGAACTACCCTCAAGCAACACCACGCTACTACCGACCGGTAGACAGCCAGCAAGCAGAGCCTGTCGAAGACCACCCGGTAATCAAGCTCATGGCTCAACCGGATCCAATGATTATGGGTAGCCTTTTCTGGTCTTGGGTTATCCAAGATTACAAGTTATTCGGCAACACCTACCTCCGCAAGATTCGATCTACAACCCGTGGCGTGGTGACCGCTCTGCAGTTCCTGCCGCAAGACATGGTTAGACCGGTAGGCAACGGTGTAAACCCGCTAACCCACTACATCTACACCACGGATGGCAGGAGCTTTGATATACCGGTATCCGACATCATCCACATCCGATACAACAGAGACCCGCAGGATATCCGCCTTGGTCGTAGCCCGGTAATGGCTGTACTGCGCGAGATAGCCACCGACAATACCGCAAGTACTACCGCTTATGGACTCTTGGCTAACGGGGCTATGCCTAGCCTTATCGTCGGGCCTGATGCCAAAGACCAGACCGTTGATATTTCGATGGATGACGCTCGGCAGGTCAAACGCCAGCTGCATGAAGACCTTACTGGGGACGGTTCAGGCGGCATCGTGGTTATGACCGGTGCATACAAGTTAGACCGGGTGAGCCTTACGCCTTCCGAGCTTGCTTTGGATTCTGTGAGACGTGTTCCTGAGGAGCGTATCTGTTCAGCCCTTGGTATCAACCCCATGGTTTTAGGGCTTGGTTCAGGCTTGGAAAGAAGCACCTACAGTAATTATGAGCGCGCCCAACAGGCGGCTTGGGAAGACGGCATGGTGCCTTTGCTCCGTACCCTTGCCGATGCGATTACCGCAGACCTCCTGCCAGAATACCCAGAGACGCAGGAAGGTGACTTTGTACAGTACGACCTTGAAACCGTCAGGGCGCTGGCTGATGACTTAGCGGCGGAAGCCGAGCGAGCAGAGCGCTTATACAAGGCTGGCATCATTGACCGAGCGGAAGCCAAGCGGATAGCCGGGCTTGAAGCCGTGCCTGAAGACACCGGGGTTCTGCATCCAAGCGCCATCAGCGTTCAGGCTGGCACCGGTGCATCGCTAGCCGAGACAACCAACGCCGCTGGCATCTTGATTCGTTCCGGTTACGATCCGGGTAGCGTGACTAACTTCTTGAACCTCCCAGTGCAGCACACAGGAGCTGCACCGGTTACCCTGCGTGATGAAGCAGCCAAGGCACTAGCGGGAAAGTTTGCACCAACTGATGCCATGAGGGAAGCCGCACAACGGGCGCTTGACTGGAAGGCTGAAGGGTTCGATGGTGGCACACGGGTAGGACTTGCCCGTGCAAACCAGATTGTCAACGGCGAGCAACTTTCCGAAGACACGATTCTACGGATGTATTCTTTCTTCAGCCGCCATGAGGTAGACAAAAAGGCTGAAGGCTTCAACGCTGGTGAAGACGGTTTCCCAAGTCCGGGGCGTGTAGCCTGGGACTTATGGGGCGGTGATGCTGGCTTCCGCTGGTCTACATCCAAGCGCGATCAGATGCAGGGCGAAGGCAAGAGCCTTGATTGTTGCACTCCGGGGGTAGTGTACAAGAGCCACCCTTTTTACGGGTACGAGCTGGAAGTCAGCTCAAACGGGTAGACGATGGCACCGGCAGAATCTATGCCGCCAGCCAGAAGTTCCGCAATGACCTACTGGAGCGTGAAGGCGTAGCCATATCCCGGATGCAACGGGCGTACAAAGCCGCTACCAAGGCAAGCATCGATGAACTGGAAGCGCTAGAGGGTCGTATCCAAGAGCGCCTTGACAACGGCGAAGACCCAAGCGACACGATCTTGTGGATGCGGCAGCGCATCATAGACAACATAAACGAGTTAGGAAAGAACCTACAAGCCTTTGCGATTGAGGGGGCAACCATTACAGCAGATGGACAATTGCAATCCGCCATCCTTGCGAATGAGGCGAGCGTCGGCATGGTTGAAGCGGCGGCTGGTCGCAAACCGGCTAACGTCTCGCTCGGAAGTTCATGGACAGCCTTGCCCGATGAACAGCTGCAAACCTTTGTCGGCATGGCGGGTGATGGAAGCCCTTTGGGTGAGTTATTTGCGACCATCCCGCAGGTGACCACCGATGCTATGCAGATGGCTTTGGTACAAGGCATCAGCCTAGGTGAAGGGCCACGGACAGTAGCACGGCGTGTACGCAAGGCGGCTGACATCGGTAGGCAAAGAGCGGAGACAATCGCCCGTACCGAGATGATCCGAAGCGCAAGGGAAGCACAACGCCAACTCTATACACAGAACCCTGCGGTGCAAGGATACCGACGGCAAGCGACCCAAGATAGCAGGGTGTGTTTAGCCTGTCTGGCTTTGTCTGGTACGCTTTCGGCTACAGACGAAATCATGCCAAGCCATCCTAACTGCTTTGTGCCAGACACCAAGGTAACACACGCAGACCTACTTGGAACATCCTCTAGGTGGTATACGGGTGATGTCGTTACGATCAGGGTAAAAAGCGGTAACGTCATTACCGTCACCCCAAATCACCCGATATTGACCTCTCACGGATGGGTCAGTGCTGGCAAGATTACTAAAGGCTCTTATGTAATCAGCGCAACCGACAGTGAGTGGATGCACTCTCTTGTCAATCCAAACTATAACCATGTTGAGTCCACTATCAAGGATGTGGTTGATACGTTTGAGGCTTCGCTCGGAGTGTCTACCAAAACTATGGAAGTTTCCGCCATGAACTTCCACGGCGACGGTGTCGGAAGCGAAATCGCAGTTATAAATAGCGACAGCCTTTTGAGGGACAAACTCATTGCCCAGCATGAGTCCAAGGGCGATTTCGTAACCACTGCCGGGGACAGCTCGACTTTCTCTGGTCTTAGCGATTTTGCATCTATGTTCGAAAGTGTGTTTGCGTCCTCGGACTGTGTTGTGTGCGGCAGTCACATTGATGGCGTTGACATCACTACTTCTGGTGCTCATCATCAGTCTATTAGCAGTGGTTTGATCTCGAATAACGATGTTGTTCTTGACCAAGATTCTACGAATCACATTGCGAGCGACATTGAAATCAAGCGCAATGTTGTTCTCGCTCTTGCCGGCTATGTAATCGGTTACGATGGCTTGCTCGGGCAGGTCATCAATAACACGTTTCCTGATGCATCCAGTCGGAAGCAAGCGTGTGCGAATAACCTTTTGCGAAACGCCGTACAAATCGGCAATCTGCTTGAGGCTTTTACCGGACTCATAAATCTTGACGAGGTCATCGACGTTCAAATCGAAGCGTATAGCGGTCATGTGTACAATCTCCAGACGAGTACAGGATGGTACATCGCCAATAACATTATATCCCACAACTGCCGGTGTGTCATGGTGCCGGTTACGATGTCCTGGGCGGAGATTACCGGTGATAGTAGCATCCCGGATACACGCCCACCGGTAGCAACACCTGAACGTATCCTTGCTGGTCTGTCGGAGTCTGACAAGTTGGCTATCATGGGCGCTTCACGCTATGCCCTATACGCTGAGGGGTTGCCGCTGAGTGACATGGTTACCGTGGTACCTAATGCTGACTGGGGGCCTACTACACGGGTACGGCCACTCAAAGAGCTTGAAGGCTACGAACCGGATCTAACGACATACCTATGAAAATGACCGTGTGGGATACTTACGATATGGACGTGCTAACAAGTAGTGTAGACGGAATCAAGAGCGACAGGCTTGGCTATGTCAAAGGTTATCTGGTGCGCTTTGGCGATACCAAGACGGCAGACCTTGAAGGTGACTACTTTACCAAGGCAACCGACTACGGCTTTCCGATGACCGAAGGCAAGCGCGTACCGCTGAACGTCTACTACCACCACGGTATGGATTCAAGCGTAGGGAAGAAGTCTATCGGTACTGGCTTTGTAAAGATGGACGATACTGGGCTTTGGTATGAAGCGCAGCTAGACTTAGCCGACGAATACGGCAGCATGATTGCGAAGCTCTGCAAGCAAGGCAAGATGGGCTTTTCCTCCGGTGCCGCTGCTCACTTGGTTGAGCGTAAGAGCATGGGTGGTGCCGCTGAAATCACACGCTGGCCTATTGCTGAAGCATCGATAACCCCGACACCTGCCGAATATCGTAACTCGGTAAAGAGCCTTGAGGAGTATTACGGTATGGGCGAGATGGATGGCGAAGAAGAAGAGATGACACCGGAACCAATGCCAGAGCAAAGCCCAGAAGAGTATGCCGCTGAGATATTCAAGATGGCAGAGAGTGACTTGATCCATGAAGGCATGGAAGCCTACTACGAGGCTATGTCTGAAGGTATCGCTATGGTGGCTGATGCTTCAATGGCTGATGCTATCATCAATGAGTTTGCGAACCGTGCAAAGCAGCTATACGCCATGCACGGTGCAAAGTGTATTCACCCCGCTTCCTTGCGTGGTGTTGAACGTCGGCTGCGGGATGCAGTCGGTTTGTCACGGTCAAGCGCCAAGCGTTTGGCTCCAGTAGTCTGGGATTCTCTGCGGGATGCAGACCAGCCTGAAGAGCAGCCGTCCATCGTAGTCGAGGCGAAAGCCCATGATACTGACGAACGCCAGGAACTCTTGGCTCGTCTGGAGTTGCTAACACAACTATGAACATCGAACAATTGCAGAGCAAGCGTGAAGGCATCCTTGCCACAGCTCGCGAACTGGCATCCGGAAACGGTGATCTTGCACAGGTCAAGTCCTTGATGGTTGAAGCCAAGGACATCGAAGAGCGCATTGAGACCATCAAGGCACTCGGACAAGGCCACCCTGTGGCTACTGAAGTTGCAGTAGAACAGCCTTGGAAGTCCGGCGGTATCGGGCGTAACCCGCTTTCCGGTACCCGTGATGAGGCTAACTGGAAGGCTTACGCTTGGGGTCAATGGGGACGCTCTATCATGGGCAACCGCAAGGCCGCTGAGTGGGTAAAGAACAACCTGAAGGCACAGAACGAAGGTACAACGACCGCTGGTGGTTTTACTGTTCCAGATCCGCTGTCTAGCGAACTTATCTACCTCCGTGAGCAGTTCGGTGTTGCACGTCAAAACTGCCGCATCTACCCGATGAGTTCTGACGTTCTCAACGTGCCAAACGCAACGGCATCGACCACTGTGTACTATCCGGGTGAGAACACGGCTATTACCGATTCGCAGCTTACATTTGCACAGGTCAACTTGGTTGCCAAGAAACCATCCGTGCTTACGCAGGTTTCCAAGGAACTGGCAGAGGATAGCATCATCGACTTTGGTGCAACTCTTGCTCGTGACATGGCTTATGTCTTGGCTAAGGAAGAAGACCGCGTTGTATTCAACAATGCTGTCGATAGCACGAGCGGCCTCGATGGCATCCTTTATGCTATCTACAGCAGCAACGCCACAAAGGCTAACATTGCATCCTTGCAGGTGTTCACCACCGGTCAGACGATTACCTACTCACCGACACTTGCCAACCTCAAGGGCATGGTTGCTAAGCTCCCGACATATGCCGCTAACGCCAAGTGGTTTATGCACAAAGAGATTTGGTACAACGCCATCGCACCTCTGCTCGATGCTTTGGGCGGTAACTCGATCATGGACATCCAAGGCGCATACGGCCCAACGCCTATGCTCTACGGATACCCTGTGGTCTTTGTTCAGAATATGGCTAAGACCTTGGCAGCATCCACGCCTTACATCTTGCTTGGTGACCTGAGCATGGGTACAGCGTTTGGTGACCGCCGAACCGTTACGATTGAGGTTTCGGATCAGCGTTACTTTGTCGAGGACGCGCTTGCATTCAAGGCCACGGAGCGATTCGCTTTCAAGGCGTTTGACATCGGCAACGTTGATGCAACTGCAGCCAACCGCGTACCTGGTTCGCTCATCGTCGGAGCATCCGCAGCTACATAAGCCTAGCGGTTCAGAGCCTAAGACCCTCGGCAGACGTGCCGGGGGTTTTTACTTTTTAAAAATAATCATGTGGGATACTAACCCCATGATGACCAGAGCCGAGGCAATCGCACAAGTATCGTTATTTGTGTCCGCTCAAAGTTACCCGCAGATGTCCACTACCGACATCGGTTCCATCTTGGATTCCTTTTCCCGCTTCTCGACATGGGCAGCGGCAACCACCTACGCTGTCGGTGACCGTGTAGTGCCTAC